GCGGCGATACGGTTATCACCCGCGGCGATTGACCGCATAGCCTCCTCGATATCCATAGGGGGCTTATCCGCCAAGGGCCCTCCTCGCGGAACGGCTCAACTTGCCGCGCCGTGCCTGACGTGCAAACTTCTTCGCTTCGCGAAGCAAAGCCTTTCCGAGTCCATTCAAGATCGCCTTTTGCATCTCGGCTTGACTCTGGTCAAACGCTGGTTTCATGAATGGCTGCTTCGGCATACTCCCGACGCTGCGACCGGTCTTCTTTACTTTGCGCGATCCGGTGCCAAGCTCGACGAGCAACCCATACCAATGATCTTGATCGGGACCAATGAGAACCTTTGCGCGCCGCCCGCCTCGCGACTTCAGCGCTTTTACCTTAATCCCTTTCCGAAGCCCGCCGGTTCTCTTCGCGACGATTTGCCGCGCCTTCTTCTGTACGATCTTGCCCGCGTCACGAAGCGCGATACGAAGCGCCTTTGCTGGGAAAGCCTTCGAGGCGATTTGACCGAAGGCACGCGCAAGTTCTTTCACGCCGCCGAACGTTGCGGCAAAGAGTGGCTTTCTTCCAACACGAGGCTTGCGCGCCATTAGAGCTCGCTCCGCTCTGGTTCCATTCGAGCTTCCGCGGTGATGATAAGCCCTTTGCGTCGGCGGATCTCGGTTACTAGTTTGATATCCCAGGCGCGTTCTTCCCATGAAATTCGGTGAGTCGGATCAACAGGGTTCGCACGTACACCGCCTATATATGGAACCTCGAAAGTCTTGACGTCCTTTGCGATGAACTGATCATCGAGAAAGTCTTCGGAGCGTGGGCCCTTCTGCAAGTCGCGGATCTTAGCCCAAACGTCGGCGAGCTTCGTCCATGACTCTTGCTCCGCGCCGAAACCATCGGTCAGGTCTGATCGAATTTCGATCCTAATTAGTTCGTCGCGTTCGCCGGCTCTCATTTAAACCTGAACTTCCGGAAACCCCATAGAAGGTTTTGCGCGTCGAGTGGAACCTTTCCAATGATTGTTCCAGCGATTGCTTCCTCTCGGCGCTCGAAGAGTTCTGAGAGCGTGAGCAAGATCGCCTGATTGATCAAGTTCGGTACGTCGCTTCGATTGGTTCCGAAGCCGGCTTGATAGAGGATTGTCACCGCGTTTAAACGATCATCTTCCGTAATAGGGTAAACCTCGTTCGGCTCAGGCAAAATGCGGCCAGGCTCGCCTAGTGCGTCGACTTGGTAGCTCGACGCTGGCCAAAGGGTAAGCGTTCCGTCTTCAGCTAGATAGTTAATCGAGGTAATCGAGATCAGCGGTGGACGGGGAACTTGGATCGGTTCCCAATCCGCAAGCGGAAACCGATCGAGTGTGAGTGTGATGCCCGCCGTGATTAGCTGGCGTCGCGTGAACGTCTCGACCCGGCGGCGCGCTACCGGGATCAGCGACCGTATGTAGCCATCCTCGTGAGAATGCATGACGCGAAGATGTTCCTTCGCTTCGGCGGTGCTCACTGGTTCGGTTGCCGGCGGTGAAGTGATCACCACGTTCCTGGCCGAGAGTCCACGCGACACCATGCTACTCGTCGTCCTTCGCCTTCTTCTTCGCCGCCTTCTTCTTCTTCTTGGAAGCTTCGCTCGCGGTGATCTCGCGGAGACACTTCGAGTTCACGTAGCGCTCGGCTTCCTTCTCGTCCATCTCGACCGCGGTGTTTACCTTGAGCGCGCTTCGAGGCTTGCCCTTCGCGGCTGGCGTGACGATTTGCTGCAAGACTATATAGTATTGCTTTGCCATGTCGATCTCCCCTTCGGGGTGCACCGGTCGTTAGTTGCGCTCGTCGGCGGCGACCGGAAAACCACCGACGAGCGCATAGGGATGATTACGCGTTTGCGTTGACTGCCGGTGCGTGCCGGAGTTCGCCGAAGATGATCAACGCATCGGCGACGATCGCCGATGCGTCCTCCGAGTTTTCGAGACGAACACCGACGAAAACGAAACCGTTCTCGTGGTCCATCTTGGAAACCTCTTCATCGACGACGCCACGCATGACACCACCGCCCGCGGGTGCGGTGATAACCTTCGCGGTACCGAGAACCTTCTTGGCGGTTCCGCCCGCGTCGGTTGCCTGTAGCAGGGTAACCGTGGTCGTCTCGGTGTCCGCGACAGTTGAAGTTTGAAACGCCGCGGCGACACGCCGCGCTTCCTGTGCGTCGTAGAACACGGCGCCGTCGACCGGACCGGGCGAGATATCCGCCGAGGAAATCCCCGGGAAGAACTCGTGACCCTCTCCGATCGTCTTCGAGTTGATGCTCATGACAATCCTTACTATCTTCGGTGATTAGGGCTTGGGCACCGACGCGCTCACCGAAACGCGTCGGCGCCCGAGTTCAGATTACGGGGTTACGCCGCGAGAGCAACGAACGGGGAGTACCCGTTCCCATCCTCGCCAGGGATCGGCTCAGTCAGCCACGGCTGGCCATCGGTGTTCAGCTCGGCTCGGATCACCGTCTTGTTGTTCTTGAACTCGACGTGTTCCGAAGCCGCCATGAGGGGACCGGCGCCTTGCTTGATCAAGTAGGACGAGAGATCCGTGAGGATCAAATCGCCCTTACTGCCAAGCGTCGGCGAACGCTCGTTCAGAAGGATCGGCCGACCCATGAGCGAGTCGGGCACTCCGTCACGGGCGGAAGTCTGATAGATCAGGTTTCCGCCGGTGTCCTCCAGGGTGAGAAGCTGAGGAAGGGTCGACTGGTTTGTGATCCAGATACCCTGCCCTCCCCGGAAGAAAAACTCGGCGAGCATGCCGACGATATCCGGAAAGTCGATCAGGTTACCACCACCACGAGCGACGACGATCGTCGAAGCATGATCGAGGAAACCTTGCGGCTTGCCAACACCGTTACCCCGAAGGAACGCGAGATCCTTCGCGGCGTTCATCGCACCCGTCAGAAGGCGACGCAAGAATGCATCGGCCGTCTGCCAGTTGCGCAGCAACTTGTCGGACACGGTGACGTGTGCCGCAAGCTCCTGAGGGGTTAGCTTGATTTCCTTCAGCTTCGCATCGGTCTCCGGCTTGGCAGCGCCTTCGGCGATCCACGAGAGAGCCACGCCACCGTACATATTCGTCGCGGTGGTCTGGTTCAGCGCGGGGATGGTTACCGAGGCGTCGGGATGATCAGAGCTCGCCTGGAGCACGGTCGCCCTAGATTCGATGATCGCGTCCTGTGGCTTGACTTCGAGGATCTCTTGCCTGAACTCATGAGGTACGGCGCTGCCACCCTCTTCGCCGGTCCCCATGGACTGCTCGGCGCGGTACAGGCGTGGATCACTTCGATTGAAGCGCAGCGCGTAGATGAACTCACCGAAGCACGAGAACTTTTCCGGATCACCGGCGTTCGTCGGCTCGGGTGCGGGCGGGGTTCGAGGGTTGAGCTCGGTCGGGGTCTTGAGCTGACCGCGGTGCATCTTGACGCGCTCGGCGCTCTTGATCGTCGACTCTAACTGGAGCATTTCGGTTTCGAGGTTCTTGAACTTCTCCTCGTCGCCTGCCGACATGATACCGCCGTCGGGAAGCGCGTCGAGGATGCCGTCCATCTGCTCGACCTTATCCGCGAATGCTGCGCGGAGCTCGGAGAGCTTCATGGCTAGTCCTTTCGTCCCGGCACGTTACGGCGCGCCGGATCCAAGTTGATAGATCCATACGCCGCTTGACGTCGCCGGAACTCGGCCGGACTAGCTTCGCGGTCTCAATTCTTCGGTGGCCCCTGGGGCGGAAACTCGGCCCGCCCCGTGGGCCCTACGGAGAATATATCACGCGGAGTTTAAACGGTCTAGCTTTTCTCGCCCTTCGAAAATCGAGAGTCGAGCTCGCCGAACCTTCTGCGCTTCCCGAGCGGCTTCCACGTCGAAGGGGATCACAGTCGGCTCGTCTTCCCCAGGATCAACGAACTCGTCGGCGATCTCGGCACGCTGCTCGGCGGTCTTCTTCGCCTTGTACATGGAAAGATCGAACTCGTTGCGTGCTTCTCTCGGCTCAACGATCGAGTCGATAAGCCCGAAGGCCACCGCCTCTTCCGCGGTCATGAAGTTGTCGAAGGAAAGCGCCTTGCGGATCGCCGCCGCGGTCTTGCCGGTCTTGCGTACGAAAGTTGTAACCAAGCCTTCATCGATCTTGTCGAGAATGCTGGCTTCCGCTCGAAGCTCGATGGCGTTACCGACGACGAACGTCCAGACAGAATGGATCATGAAAGTTCCATTGTCGACGATTTGCACGACGTCACCGGCAACGGCTACGATCGCAGCCGCCGAAGCGGCGAGCGCATCAACAACCACGGTTACCTTCCCCGTGTGGCGGCGTAGCGCGTTATGGATCGCAAGACCTTCGAACACGTCGCCGCCCGGCGAGTTGATGCGCACCGTGACATCCTCGCCTTGCATACGGCGAAGATCGTCCATCACACTCATGGCAGTGATCCCTTCGCCGAAGAAATCAGCGCCGATCACGTCGAAGATCAGAATTTCATTATCGGCTTTCCGATCTTCCTCGGGGTCATGCTTGTCATTCAGCGCGGGCCCGAACGCCCGGTATCCTCGAAACGGCTTACGATCGCGCATAGTCCATAACCTCCGCGGCGATACGTGCCGCTGTCGTGCGCTCGAAGTGATCGGCGCATGCCTCGACTCTTTGGAACCCTTCGGCGTTTGCTAAGCGCAGTCGCGCTAGCTGTCCTTCGCAATAGGCGATTGCCCAATCGACCGGCGCGTGTAACGCGTCGATCACGAAAGTGGCATGAGTTGCGTACCATGTTTCGAGATCCTCGAAGGTGCCAGTACCATCGCTCTTTGCCCACTTCCGAATTTTGCCGACTTCCCGCGCAACAATCCGCCGCGCTGTGTCCTCGACCATACGAGCCAAGCGCACATGCTGCTCGACGTTTAAACGATCAGTACGCGCCGACTCTGGTGTTCCAGGCTGGGAACCCGGCGGCGTTGCGACTCCACCGGTTTCGGTTCCAAGCGGAACCAAGTTGATCGGGCGTACTCGCTCGTCGCCGCCCTCGACCGGTGGCAAGTCTTCCCGGGCTCGAACTTCGTTGACAGAAAGAACGCCACGACCAAGCGCCGAGGAGTAGCCTTTCCACAGCGCCTCGAAGTCTGCTCGGGTAAGCTTCGACGTATCGTGTTTGAGCTTGTGGGTTACTCGGTCACGTTCAAGGAAGAGGTCACGCTCACCGGTCGAGGAAATCCGATCGAGCCATGACGACAGGGAGAATGTAACAAACTCCCTTGCCTGTTGTTCCATGTTGGCTCGCGGCTGCGCTTCTACCTCCATGACCATATGCAGCGGCACACGATAAATACGCGCGACGTCCGCGACGGAGAACTTTCGAGTTTCGAGATATTGCGCATCTTCGAGGTTCATCGAGATACCCTTGTACTCCATGCCCTGTTCGAGGATCGGAGTCTTGCCCGAGTTCTCAACGCCAGCGTAGACACTCTGCCACGAGTCTATGAAGCGCTCTTGTTCTTCCTCCTCCATGACTCCCGGGTGCTGTAAAACTCCCTGGATGCGAGCGCCATTGCGGAACGTGTTTGCGCCATGACGCTCGGTCGCGATTGCAAGCCCGAACATATTCCGGAAGAGACCGATAGGCGTTAGCCCGTCGACCGTATTGAACGAGAGACCAGAGATGCGCCACACGTCGTCGGTGTCAAGGATCTCTGTCGGCGCGCTAAGCGACAACGGCTTGCCGGCGTCGAAGACATGAAAGAGTAGTTCGCCTTGTTCGTTTCGCTCCGGCCGAACGACACCAGTTATCGGCCAGAGCTCACCAATGCGACCATTCCGAAGCAAGAGCTTCCGGACGTAAGCCGAGCCCTGCATTAGCATGCGCACCATAATATGCTCGCACAACTGACCGGGTGTGTTCTCGGGGTTCGGGTTCTTGAGCAGGATTGAAACCGGATGCGACTCGTCGATGATCGCCGCGCCGGTCGGCCCGGGAAGATCGCGAAGCACATTGAGTGGCAAGCCTGCGACTGCTTCCGAAAGAAGCCGAACGCATGAAAAAACGGTCGCGATAGATAGCGCCGTATGTTCGTTGATCCGTATCCCCGTCGAGCTCGGTACGCCGGTAAAGGTGGCCTTCATTGCCGTACGGAGATCGGATAGGGAGAAGTTCTTCGGCGGCACTCTTCGACCACTACCGAAGATTTGATCGAGGTAACCTTTCATGCTTCTTCATCCTCTCGCGGCTGCTCTTCCTCGGCGTCGTCAGTCTGTCGCAAGGCGAGACCAACGGCGACGATCATGAGAAGGTTTCCAATGGATATCGCAGCGCCCGCCGGCCCGAGCGCGTAGGAACCATAAGCCCCCAAGCATACACCGAGAATAGCGATCAAGTCTCGTATCATACCGAAAGCACTCCTCTTCGTTTATACGGGCTCTCTGGAAGCGGCTCCGCGCTCGTCGCTCGGGCAAGCCCCATGATCGCGGCGACTATGCCATCGATCCTGTCTTCGCTCTTCGCCTTGTGTGGCTTCACATTCCCGGCGGGGTCCTCCTCAACCACGACGTTGCCAGCCATCCAACGCATGACCGGGTTGCCAAAGTGTTCGAGCTTTCCCGCGGTGACGAGCACAGAGAATTCCTTCGTCGGCGCTGCCATGCTCGCGTAGCCCTGACCGAACTGAACCATCTCGGCGCCGTCCTTCTGCAAGTCAGTCACGAGCTG